CAGACCATGAAGGCATCCAGCAGGGTCGCAGTGCCCGCCAAGAAGGGTATGGCTCTGCCAGCTAAGGTTCTGGGTCCCCAGCCCTCCGCTAGGGCCGCAGGTGGCCGTGCGCGGAACATGCCCAGCAAGAGAGGTAAGTGATGAGCGTATGGGTGAAACCCTTGAGGACAGCAATCCAGTTGCTGATCGCCCTTATCCCTGTGGTACCTATCTTGGTCCCTGCACTTGGCCTGAGTGCGACAGTGGGAGTGGGTGCCACTTTGGTGACGGTAGCTTCACTAGCGTCCCGCCTGATGCAACTTCCGGCGATCGAGTCCCTGCTGACTCGCCTGAGCCTTCATATCCCGCAGCAGCCTGAAGTATGAGATAAGCCCCGCCCGTTAAGGGCGGGGCCTTTCTTTGTTTACTTCTTCTCTATGATCCTCAGCCTGAGCCTGCCGTCAGGCAGGCGCTCCATGGTTACCGCACGCATAGGTTACCTGTTGAGCGCGTCAGAGATTCGACGAAGGATACTGGACTCAACCAGGGCCTTCGCATAGTCCTCGTCGATCTCCTCTGAATTGCCCTCAAAGAGCGGAAGGCACTCGCCTTCGAGCTTAATGGACGCCGTGACGGTAATGCCGCCCTCGAAGGTGAGGATCACGTGAGGGTCTTCGCCATCCTTGACTGTCTCGTAGATAACTCCGTAGTCACTCACGCCTTGTCCCTCTCGATATCGGCGAACACGTCTGGATATTCCCAGCTCAGGATCCCGTGGATCTTCCTGGTGAGCTCTTGGATCTCGGCATCAGCGTGAACACTGAGCCTCTTCTTTAGTACGTCCCTCCACGCCCGCAGGTTGCCAGACACCACGAGCTTCGTCTCAGTGCCCTGAGGAAGGCTGTAGCGGGCTGCCTCGCGAGCTTGCTTGCGACTGGCGCCCTCTTCTGTCAGCTCGTCCGCTACGGCCTTGTAGGTGGCAACGTAGCGCTTCGGCATGGGGATGACGTTGCCTGTCCGTGCGGGAGGATCGACGATGTTGGCGTCCTCCATGTTCACGAACCGCTGGCTCAGCTCCGAGAAGCTGAGATGCCGGTGGCGGATCAGTTCGTGACTCAGGTTACGGCTGATGCCTTCCACGTAGAACGTGACCGAGACATGCTCAAGGACGCTCTCGTGCCCTTGCGACACAATGTTCCTGACATACTTGCTGTTCGTCTTAGTTGCCTCGCTGGGCAGGTTGAATGACTCGTAACACAACCGTCCAGCGAACTCGATCAGCTCCTGTCCTGTCTGCTCCGAGTACCACTGCTCGCGTGAGAGGCAGTCAGCATCCACGCGATATTGGAACTTGGAGCCTTCAGCCTTGCCAGGCATGCAGTGACGACTGTCCCCCTGATGGGGGAACAGATCTACTTCGGTCTTGCCGATCAGGAGAACCTTCATCAGTGCATCCCCGCGCACGCTGGGTACATCATACCGTGGGTCCAGCACCAGTTGGGGTTGCGCATGTCTTCCTCGCTGGCCTTGGACAGGCCGAGCTTGCGCAGCAGCTTCTTCACAGTTCCTCGCTCGTCAGGTAGGCGTACATGATGACAGCGTATCCAGCCAGATCCCTGACCGTGTCCCTGTAGGACTCATGATTGAGGGAGCCCTTACCTCGGGCTCCCTTGAGGCGCCCGAGCTTGATACCTACCTGAACCATGAGTACATCCATGACCCCGACGTCAGCCAGGTATGCGGCGTTGGTGAAGTTGGAGAACTCTTCATCGATCCGGTAGTCCTGGTTCTTGGTGGCGAGGATATCCTTAAGCTCTTCGAGGGCTGCTTCGATATAGGAGCTCGGATCACTTGTCGATGACAACGACTCTTCCGATCTTTGCGTGTTCAATGAGGTTGGAGCATTGCTGGCAGGGCATGTCGGTGACGTAGATGGTTGCTCCCCTACAGGCCACCAGACCGGCGTTGAGGATTGCGTTGTGCTCGGCGTGGATGGCGTAGCAAGGGAACTGGTTGTAGTCACTGCCTGCCGCCACCTCGCTGTAGTCCAGCTTTCCCCGAGGGCAACCTCCGTCTTCACAGTGCGTTCGCCCCGATGCGACTCCATTATATCCCTGCCCGATCACTCGCTTATCCTTGACGACAACGGCGCCTATCTGGCGCCGTGAGCACGTGGAGCGAAGGGACCAGACCCTAGCGATGTCACTAAAGGTCTGGTCCCAGTCGGGTCGGCTCACCAGTGGTGGTGAATCCAGTAGTGGATAGCCCACCACCATGCACTGTGGTGTGTCATGACTTCTTCCTCCATGAAGGTCGCTTGCTCTCCCGCGCCTCGTACGCATCGAGGTTCGGGGTCTTGCTGTGGGGCTTGCGGTTCTGCCCCCACTGCTCGTCAAACTCCTGAGCCTTCTGGGCGGGGGAGCGAGAGGGATCGAAGGGGACCGAGTTGTAGTCCTTCTCCTTCTTATGCTTAGCCATGCATCAGCTCCTGGATATAGTAGGTCTCGTACTCGATACCGCCACCTGGAGGGACCTCAACGGAGGTGGCAGTCGGCTCCAGGTGGATAGACTCAGAGCTTGCGATCACCTCAAGGGCGTACCACGCCTCATCCTCGGTGAGGAAGTATCGTCCGTCCACGATCTCCCGAAGCTCAGCCTCTGCGCCGCTCCCGCTCGGAAGCCATTCGTTGATGATGACGTACACGGTACCGGGCTCGGTGTTCATGTCTTCCATTTCCTCTCGGGCCTGCTTCTTCCAGTCTTGAAAGTCTTTCATGAGGGAGCGCTGCTTGCGCTCCTCCCCCCACCAGCGCCACCCGTCGCTGTGTCTGCTCCTGCTCACTTCTTGATCCTGCTCAAGAGATAATCCTTGCCGTGCTTCACAAACATAGAGTTGGTATCTTCACCCGGAGGATACTCGATCTTGATGGCATTGTCCAGCTCGAAACTGGCACGCTTCCATAGGCCATCCCCTGAATCGTCGCCATCGGTGGCGACGTACACGCGGGAGAAGTCTTCGAGGATGTTGTTCCAATGCTCTTTCCAGTTCTTGGCCCCAGGAATGCCGAGTGCTGGAACTCCGGCTTGATGCCAGGTGAGGGCATCGATCTCACCTTCGCACAGGACTATCCAATCCTCCGCCCAGGCCACGGACTGCACGCCGTACAGGTTGTTAGGACTGCCCTTGCGCTTGTCGTACTTACCGTGATCAGGGACTTCCTTGCAGTTGTGATCCCTCATGCACCGGAAGTTGATGTTCACTGGACCAGCGTCGGTCAGATATGGGATGGAGAGCCTGCCCCGCAGCTTCTCGTGACCCGGGAGCGGGTCAGTCACTACGCCAAGTCCTCTTGAACGCGCGTGTTCCAGATCGATTCCTCGACCCGCCAGCCATGCGGTTGCGGCGTCCAGATTCTTGGCGTACAGGAGGGTTGCCTTCTCCAGAAATCTCCGTTGCTCTTTGGAGAGCGCTTTTGAAGTCAAGGTTCTCTGCCTTCATGATGATCTGGACGGCGCTGCCCTTGGGGCAGTCGCTTGCGTGACAGTTGAATACCTGCAACGTGGTGTTGACGGACGCCGAAGCGTTGCTGTCCCCGTGGAACGGGCAGCGATAGGAGCGCCACCCGTAACCGATGTCATCATCCATGTCGTCACCACCGTAGGTCACAAGAACGGGGATGACTCGAAAGGAGGGGAGGTCAGGACGTCCACCATAGCTTTCGTCTCTTCGCTTCACTGTACACCTTTCCAAGGAGTAGATGAATCGCAATCCTCTCCTCATCGCTGAAGCTGTCAAGGTGGTGCACCATCTTGGACACCGCCTCAGTGACCATTTCATAGAGCTGCCCCATCTCCTCGTCAGAAAAGTCCACCAACCTCATCCCTTCCATCCCGCTCCTTGCCGTGCGCGATAAGCGTGAAGTCGATGTCATCTGCACGGCCAGCAGTCATGGCTTCGAACTCAGAGTTGCGGATGAAGTCGACAAGCTCTTCGATTCCCTCGACGAACTGCACATCGTACATGTCACTCGTTACCTTGATCACGATGCGTGGCATCGGGCTTGATCCTTCCGATATATCTGAACGCTGGAGGCTGGCGGAGGTAGAAACCTCCGCGCTTGAATGCTTCGTCGTCGTCCCTGAAGTGGCCGAGGATCTTGTTGCACGTCGAGCACAGCAACCCTCGAACGTATCCACTGACATGGTCGTGATCCACGGCAAGCTTCTTCGTCTTGCCGTTGGCTCGCTGGCAGATGAAGCACACGCCGCCCTGTGCCTCGTACAGGGCCTCGTACTGCTCTAGGGTAATCCCGTAGGTCTTGAGTATCCAGCGGCCGTGAGAGGCAGCCTTGCGGGCTGCCTTGACCTCACGGTGGCAAGTCGCGCAACGTGGTCCGGGTGGCGCGACCTTGCGGGTCACGCTCCCACAGTCCTTGCAGGGCTTCTTTATGGGCTGCATGTCCCGTTCTCTTCATCGTGCTGCAAGGCGGACTCGAAGGCAGCCAGATGGGTGGGCTCCTGTGCAATCCTCCCATGAGGAATGCAGTTTACCATCCACCCATCTAGCGACTCATCGATGGTGACGCAGTGCCAGCTAGGCCAGGGCTCTAGCCACCGTGCGTCGGGCACGGACGCATCCGTCCGCAGAAGCAGAAGCCGTTGTCGCACAGGAGCCTGAAGAGCTTCCTCATACTGTCACCTTCCCTTGCCCCGCACAGGCGGAGCAAGTCTGAATCTCATGGACGATGATCGGATTTCCGCTTGAGTCGAAGTCCGGCTTGGGCACGTTGAATAAACCGGCTCCGCCGCATGCTCCGCAGGTAACTTCCATCAGCAAGGCCTCCATGTCCGACAGTTGGTGCACAGGTATCCGTATCTGCCGCCCAGCCAGTAAGGCAGGAGGCAGGGCTTATCGCAGCACAATGGGCCACTCTCCTGTAAAGGTCCAGTAGATCGCCGAATAGACGACAGCTACACCCAGGAGGGTCCCGAAGAACGAGCCCAGAACCTCGGGCCAATACTCAGGAATCTTCCTCATCCCAGCTCCAAACGTTCGTCTTGTCTTCGTCCGACACTCCAGCCCCATCATGGAACAGGAGAGGTGCGCTTGCCTTCTCATCAGCCTCCTCGATCAAACAGATGGCAGGCTGGGCCGACATTGAGAAGTAGTGCTTGCCCATCGCATCCTGCGGACCGAAGCGGTTCTTGACCGTGGCTACGTCCAGGGTTCCGCGATGAGAATCACCCCACAGGGTGAGGATCAAGGTGGGCAACTGATTGGCCTTGCCCATTATGGCACTGCGGGGCGGAGGTGAACCGCCCTTGGCGGACTCGCTCGTATGGTGGACTACGGTGATGGCGGTCTCCTGCTCGCGAGCCATGTCCTTGAGCTCCGCCATAAGGGCCCAGTAGTTCTGCTCTCCCGCACCCTCGTAGTCAATGTCCATCATGATGTCAATGACGGTGTGGTGAGGGTACTCACCCTTCAGCTCCCGGAATGCCTCAGCTTCCCGGTACATGTGCTCAAGAGTGGGGCTGGACTTGAAGGACCACCTGATGTGATCCATCTCCCGTAGGGTGTCATAAGCAGACACCTTCTGTTCCATGACCCACAGTTCAGTCTCGTCAGTTTCCGCGCCTGTCAGCATCGAGAGGGATCTCGATGCCATGGTGAAGTCGTCTGAGTCTGATGAATGGTACAGGGTGGGAACCTTGGCGCCCATCTGTCTGACGATGTTAAGGGTGAGCACGGTCTTCATGGATCCAGGAGGACCAGCGATCATGCTGATACTTCCCCTGCGGAAGTGCATCTTCTTGGCGTCGAAGATAGGCCAAGGCGAGGGGAGGGGTTCGCCACTGCTCACCCCCCGCTTGACGGTTCTGTGGAGGGACTTCAAGCTTGGCTCCTTGGGGAGGCAGGGCCCGAAGGCCCTGCCAGACGAGAGAACTCTACTTGACCAGCTTGATGCGGAAGTCCTTGGCGGGGGCGAAGCCAGGCACCTCGGACGGGATATCCTCGAAGCGCCTGATGCCGAAGGTCAGGCCTTCGGTCTCCTCGAAGGTGCGGAGCCCCAGCTCCTTGACTGCGTTGATGAAGCCCCAGTAGGCACGCTTCTCCAGCCAAAGAGTCTTGTCGCCTTCGACAGTCTTGATGGTGACAGCGATCTGCCACATGGGCTTGCCGTTGCGCGTCTTCATCTGCTCCTTGGTGACGAAGTCGTTGTGCGGCACAACCTTGGGGGTGCGAACGATCACACCCTTGACGTCTTGGCCTACCTCCATCTTCTTGTAGCTAAAGGTCTCGCCCTTGGGTGCAAGGAGTTCGTTCTGGTCAAAGCTCATTGATTCAGTCTTCCTTCTGGTTACCAGTCGATGTTGGCGATGGCCGGAGAGTCGGCCTTGTTTTCCCACGGCTTGGGGGCCGTGGCTGTGGGGGACTTCTCCCAGGGGGCAGGCTCTTCGCCCACCTTGGTGGCTCCGAGCTGGAGGAGCAAGGCCTCAGCCTCGTCTTCCGTCATGGCCTGCACCGCCTCTGAGGCAGGTGCGGTGACGTTCAGCTTACCCTCCCGCTCCCCGTCCTGGAAGGCCTTGACGTAGGAGGCGTACACCACGCCGAGCGCGAAGGCGTCGGCGACAGACTCCATCCCCAGGGCTTCGGGTGTAGCCCGCACCTCCACATACCCGTACTGCGTTCCCTTGCTGGGGAGGCGGAAGGTTACTTCACTCACAGTTGAGTCCTTCGTTGTCGTATTCGCATTCGATGCAGACCCACTCGCCATCCTCGTAGGTCATGTCGTCTGCGCCGTGTTCGTGGCACGACGCCTCGGCATACTTGGTGTCCCAGTATCCATCGTCAGTACGGGATCCCATCCTGCTCACTCCGATCGTAGTACTCAGATCGCTCGGTTGGTCCTGCATTGAGCAGGCAGTTGTCTTGCTGGAAGCAGTAGTTGCACTTGAAGTGATTTGGATCAGCGCGATAGATCTTCCGCTTCATCTGATCGTACACCTCTTGATACTTCTTGCCTACCCTCTCGGGCTCGATGCCCGAGAGGTCTACATACCTGGTGACTGACTTGTACGCGGGGGAGAGCATGGCATACCTGCCCTGGAATGAATTATCCTGGTACTCGCCAGTAACTTTCAGGAGTGCTGCGTACGTCTCAAGCTGGAAATTGTCAGGCTTGGTGGTGCCGGTCTTCCAGTCGATGATGACGAGGCCCTTCTTGGGGTGCTCCGCAATGATGTCTACGAAGCCCTTGATGGGCACCTCGCAGCCCGGTAGGTCCCCCTTGAGCTCATACTCCACCTCC